TGGACCCGGTTGGACTAAATTGACCAATACAATGTTGAAGTTTGGTCCTGATAGAGTCATCGCCGGGGATTACAAAGATTTTGATTCATCCATGCCTTGCGAAGTAACGTTATGTGCAATGAAATTATTAATAGAAATAGCCAAATGGGCCGGTTTTTCACCCAGACAAATTACTATTATGGAAGGTATTGCAACAGAAATTTGCATGCCAGTCTATGAATATAATGGAGAATTTATCAAGGTCAACGGTTCTAATCCTTCAGGGCATTCTTTGACTGTTTTCATGAATAACATAGTTAATTCAATTTACCTTAGAGTAGCATATTATGGGATATACAATAGAATGCCTCCGGGAAAATTTGCACACAACGTTGCAGTTATGTGTTATGGTGATGACAATAAAATGTCAGTCCGTTTAGGAGTAGACGCTTTTAATCATACCAACATAGCCGCCTTTCTTAAAAGATTTGGAATAATATTCACTATGGCCGATAAGACAGCAGAATCAGTCCCTTTCATCAATAATGAGGATTGCAGCTTTTTAAAGCGTAAATCCATATGGAGTGAAGAGTATCAACGTTATTTAGCTCCTATAGAAGAAGCTTCCATATTTAAACAATTACATTGTGGTATCAAAAGCAAATTCCTCACTCCAGAGGAACAAGCTTCTGAGTGTATACTAAATGCACTCAGAGAATATTTCCATTATGGACGTGAAAAATATGATGAAATGCGTCTAAAATTATTGATGGTAGTGGCAAAACATGAATTAAAACCATATATGCCGGAAGGTATTCTCCCTTGTTATGAATATGAGGAAGAAAGATTTCTGAAAGGTGTCATGGAATTATAACGTTTGTTGACTTCCCGTCCTTGAGTAAGACATAAAACTGCTCACGTTATCATACGAGACATGGTCCATTAACATATGGTTAAATGTTAGGTTGGAAGTTTTTTCCAGAAAAGACTTAAAGTAGGAATTATCCGCCTTTTAAAACAACCAAAATAATATCATCCACTGGTTTACCGCTCGTTAATAAAATATAACGTCTATATATTGATGAGCCAGGCTTTGGATGTTTCAGGGTGCTTCTCGAAAGAAAGTATTGCCAATGGCGCGCTTCCCAAGCGAAAAGATGTTCTGTGACATAGTTTAATCCTGACTATGTTTACTTGTATATAAGGATTACTGAAAATATATATAATACCAACCCAACCCAAAACCATGAAACTGTGAAATTCATGGATATAGAAAACCAATGGATAGCTAGTAAAGAAACTTCTCCTGATGCTTCATTTACTACAGCTTTCACGCCTGATATGGAACCCAACGAATTCTTTTCAAGACCACTATTGATAGGATCCTATACATGGAATATTAGCATTATAGATAAATTTTACCAAG